ATTATGTGACCATATAAACGAGGTTAAACCTTTTTTGGTTGTGTATATTTACAAACATGAAAGAAGAAACTTTAATAATTTACGAGCGTTTAAGCGCTTGGCTTCAAGACAGCAATAAATATGCTGAAGCGGATAATGAACTAATAGAAATGGCAGCACACGTTAGAGCTGAACTTGACGTTCTGCAAAAATTTATTGATGAACACGGCACGACTTACGAGTGCATAACAAGGACTGGTGAAGTAATGCATAAACATAGACCACAACACCAACAACTAGTTGATGGACGTACTAGATATTTAACAATTTTGCGTGACTTAGGTTTAACGCCAGCTGCAAGAAATAAAGTTGCACAACTAGAAAGTGGAGATAATATTTTAGACGCTCTTTTAGAAAGTAAGTGAATCACGTAGCACACAAATATGCGCAACAAGTTGTTGCTGGTAAAATCGTAGCTGGTAAGTATTGCGTTCTTGCTTGCAAGCGATATTTAGACGACCTTAAAACAGCTGATAAAAACGGTTTAGAGTTTAGGCAAAAAACCGCTGAAGCGTATATTAACTTTTTCAAGAAATGCTTGGTCCACACTGTTGGACAATATGCTGGTAAACCTTTTGAGCCGTTAGCGTGGCAACAGTTTGTTTTATGGAATTTATACGGCTGGTATAATAAAAACGGTTCAAGGCGTTTTAGATACGCATACATTAGCGTTGCACGTAAAAACGGAAAAACAACCCTTGTTGCTGGGTGCGCGTTAGCTTCCGCAATATTTGATGAAGAACAAGCTGGTCAAGTATTTTTTGCTGCTACAAAACGCGACCAAGCGCGCATTGGTTTTGATGAAGCTTTACGCATGGCCCAACATAGCAAACCGTTAAAAGGATTTTGTGAACTTGGGAAACATGATATTTATGTGCCAAAATATGACACAAGGGTAACATACCTTAGCAGCGATAGTAGAAGCTTAGACGGTCTAAACGCTAACTTTTGCGCAATTGACGAATACGCATTTCATAAGGACGACAGCGTAAGTAATGTTTTACGTTCTTCTATGCAGTCACGAAAAAACCCTTTGCATTTTACAATTACAACAGCGGGGACGTATAAAGGCGCTTGCTATAAGCTACAAAAAACTGTTAAGCAAATTTTAGAAGGCGTAAAAAAAGATGACAGCCAATTTGGTTTGATTTATGAACTTGATGAAGGCGATGACTGGAAGGTCCAAAAGAATTGGAAAAAAGCAAACCCAAGCATGGGTGCAACAATAAATCTTGACGGCTTAAAGCGCCAATTTATACAAGCAAAAAATATTGGTGGTAGTTATCAAACAGAATTCAAAATAAAACATTTGAATACATGGGTTAATGCTTCTAAAACTTGGATAGCTTCGGAAGATTGGGCAAAGAATGAAGAACAGAAAGACTTAACTGGCGGTATATGTTACGCGGGTCTTGACCTTGCCAGCGTTTCAGATTTGACAGCTTTGGTTTTAGTTTTCCAAATAGAAGATGAATACCACGTGCGCGGGTTTTATTGGTTGCCAGAAGATACCTACAAAGCGCTTTTACTTAGTGATCCTTCGCACCCTTACGGCAATTTCATAGAGCAAGACAATTTTATGCTTACAGAAGGCAACGTTACAGACTACGCTGCTATAAGAAAAACATTGACGGGCATAACGTACACGCCTAACGGTTTAGTTTCTTCTGAAGATTGTTTATTAAATAAATACGATATTAAAAAGGTTGCGTACGACAGATATAACAGCACGCAAATTGCAATTGATTTAACAAATGATGGTGCACCGCTTGTACCATACGGGCAAGGTTTTGTAAGCATGAGCGCACCAACCAAACAACTAGAAGTGCTTGTAAGGACTGGCAAACTAAAACACGACGGTGACAAGGTTCTTGCATGGAGTTTGCAAAACGTAGAACTTAGAACAGACCCAGCTGGCAATATAAAGCCCGATAAAGGTAAAACAGCGGGCAAAGGCGTTCGACAAAGTAAGATTGACCCTATTGTTAGCATGGTTATGGGCTTAGGTGAAAGCATGAAACAAGCACCAGAAATAGACAATGATGCCCTAATTGTTGTTAGTTTCTGAAAAAACTTTGCCTCTGTATCCCTAGTAAACACTAGGAAACATAAATTAAATGTAAAATAGTTGTGTAAAATACTTGACAAATGGAAATAGTGCCGTATATTTGAGATATCAAACAAACAAAAAAACACTGAAAACATGAAAAATTTAACACAAAACACTGAAAACAAGCAAGTTACAGAAATGATTGAAGCACTAAAGCAAGATATGTTCGCAGCCCACGCATTCGGAGATAAAGAAGCAGCAAAAGAGTACTGGTTAAAGATGGTAAAACTTCAAAGCCAATTACCAGAAAATATTGCAAGAGCAAAGCGTGAAAGATTTTAACTGAATAACTTAAAAACTCTTACAAAAAAAACTAAGCGCCCTTTGGCGCTTTTTTTTTATCTTTATAGTTATGTCAGAAATGAGCAATTTTGAAAAGGCAAAAGCACTAATTAAAACTTCAGATCCAGAGCGCTTTTTAGCGTTTCAATTAGTCAATAACGAATTACATATTTTATACTTGCATAATGGTAATGAAGAAGTCTTTGTTCTCAATGAAGAAGAAGTAAACAAAATTGCCGAAAGCTTTGAATAATAAGTATATTTGCAACAATGTTTGAACGTATAAGAAATTTTTTTACTAGAGCAGCAACGGTTGCCTATACTGGTGGCAATTGGGTTAGTTTACAAACAGCATATTTAAGAGGTGGCAACCATGTTGACGCAACAACAGCTTTAAGCGTTTCAACGGTTTACGCTTGTATATATAAAATAGCTTCAACACTTGGTACTTTAGAATTAACAACTTTAAGGAAAGAAGGCACTGGAAGTAAACCAGCAATTGAATTAGGCATTTATAATTTACTTAAACAACAACCAGATGAAGGTGTCACGGCTTCATTCTTTTTTGAACAGCTTGTTGCTAATATGCTTTTACACGGTAAAGGTTACGCGCTTATAATTAGAAATGTAAACACTGGCTTGCCAGAACGTTTAGAATTTATTCCTTCAAAAGCAGTTGAGCAATTAGATTATGACGGTGTACCAGTTTTTAAGATCGAAGGTTTAGAAGGGGTTGTTTTTAATGACGATATTTTATGTATTCCTTACTTACTAGGGGCGTCACCTATTGAACTTCATGCAGACACAATAAGGTTGGCGAAAGCTGCTGAAAGTTATGCTTCTGAATATTTTAACAATGGTTCAATTATGACTGGCGTTCTAAGTTCAGACCAACCGTTAAAAAAGGAACAACTAGATATTGTTCGCGACAGTTGGAACAGTTCTGCAGCGGGAAATTTAACGCGGGTTTTACCAGCGGGTTTTAAGTATGAACGTATTGCTTTAAGTCCAGACGAAGCACAAAATATTGAAAGCCGAAAATTAAGCGCTGAAGATATTGCAAGGATTTTTAATATACCGCCAAGTTTAATTGGGCTAGAAGGTCACATGACGTACAACAATACTGAACAAGCTGGTATATTTTTCGCAAAACATACAATACTACCAATTGCAAGACGTATTGAACAAGAAATTGAAAACAAGCTTTTAACGCCAGAGCAGCGCGTTAATTATTTTGTGCGTTTTAATATTGATGACTTAATGCGCGGTGACTTAAAAACGCGTGCAGAATATTACAACACTTTATTACAAGCTGGCTGCCTTACGGCAAATGAAGTTAGGGCATTTGAAAATTTACCTACGGTTGAAGGGGGCGACGCTTTAAGAATACCAGTAAACGTTATTAGCGCAAGTAAGTTTGAAGCTTACAGCGAAAAAATAAGCACTAATGGCGTACAGTAACTACCCACAAACGGCTGTTAATGCAGCTAAAAGAGCATTAAAACATAAAAAGGAATATGGCTCTAATTGTGGCACATCTGTTGGCTGGCGCTCTGCTGGTATAATATCAAAAAAAGAACCTCTTACTTTAGACAGACTTAAAAGGGTTTTTAGTTTTTTATCGCGTGCAAAAGTTTATAATACTGGTAAATTTTTGAAAGACGGTAAAGAAATTTGTGGGAGTGTTATGTATGCTGCATGGGGTGGCACTACCATGTTAAGTTGGGCAAGAAAGCAGCTAGAAAAAATTGAAAAAATGGAAGAAGAAAATAAAGAACGTGCACGCGTCGGAATGATTGACGGTGTGCCGATTTACGACAATAAAGAAGAAGCTGAATCTAAAGCAGAAGACTTAGGATGCAGCGGTTCTCACTCTATGGACTACGAAGGCAAAACCGTATATATGCCTTGTTCAAGTCACAATGCTGCAACTGAAGATGATAATGAAGGTTATAGGCAAGCCGAAGGCGTTGTTCACAAACGCACGCAACCAAGTGATTTTGAATTAAGAGAAGGTAAAACGGGAAGCACAATAGTTGGTTATGCTGCGGTCTTTAATACTGTTACTCAAATAGGGCATTTTAGAGAACAAATTGCACCAAACGCATTTGATCGGGTATTAACAGAAAATCCAGATACGGTTGCTTTATTAAATCATAATCGGGATTATGTTTTGGGTAGGACCTCAAGTGACACGCTAAAACTTAGTGTTGATGAGCGCGGTTTGAAATATGAACTTAAACTAGGCAACCAAAGTTATGCTAAAGATTTAGCTGAAAGCATGAAGCGCGGTGACATATCGCAAAGTTCATTTGCGTTTACTATTGAACGCGACAGCTGGGACGAGGATTTAAGAACCGTTGAAGAAATAAAAGGATTGTATGACGTAAGCGTTGTTACAGTGCCCGCATATCCAGAAGCTAGTGCAACACTAAGAGCAGAAGAAAATTGTTCTTGCTCACCTAAAAAAGAAACTAAAAAAACTGTTGAAGTAGAAAAAAAATCCGCTTCAAAAGTACGTGCAACCCGCACAAAAAATAAAATCAAAAAAAATAAATTTCTCATGAAAAAGAGTGACCAATTAAAAAGTTTAAGAAGCAATAAGCTTACTGAACTTAATTCTCTTGTTGAGGTTGCAGAAACGGAAGCAAGAGAGTACACAGAAGCAGAAATTGTTCGTCAAGAGCAATTGAACGCTGATATCGCTGAATTAGATAAAACTATTGAGCGTGCAGAAACAACAGAAGCAAACGTTAAGCGTTTTGCTAATGTAAACGCAACACCATCAAAAGGTGAAGCAGTAGAAAAAGAAAAAATGACTAAGCGTTACAACTTACAGAAAGCTTTGCAAGAAGCTTCTCAAGGGCGTTTGAATGGTCTTGAAGCAGAAATGCACCAAGAAGCATTGCGCGAAGCGTCACAGTTTGGCATTCAATTACGCGGTAACGTGTGTTTGCCACAGTCATTTATTGAGCAACGTAACGTTTACGGAAATGACGCTTCTGGAACACCAGATGACGCTGTTACTACAACTGGAACGCAAGCAGCTGAATTAGTAGGTGCTTTAAGAGCTAATCCAATTATTGAAAGTTTAGGTGCTACGCAACTGACTGGCTTTGTTGGTGACATTAAACTTCCTTCTATGCCAACAGATAAAGCAAGTTTACCAGCTGAAGCAGCTGCTGCAACAGCTTTTTCTGGTTCAATGGGTTCTGTTACGTTATCACCACAGCGTTTTGCTGCTGAAATGACAATAACAAAAGAAGCTCTAAACCAAGCAACGGGCAACATGTCAGACGTAATTGCACGTGACTTTTCTGTTGCAATAGGCAATTCAATTGACCGTTACGCTTTTGCAAAAATTTGTAATGGTTCAGTAGAAGGAACACAGCTTGCGCTTATTCCAACAAATACTGAATTTGGTGCTGGACAAGGAACGCTAGTTAAAGCTTCTGAAACTGGAACAAATGACTTAGCTGCAACAGACGCTGCTGACGCAATGAACCTTTGGGCTGAAATTACTGGTAACGGTGTGGGCAACGGTAAGTTTTGCATGACACCAGCGGTTGCGGGTGTTCTTGCACAAGCTGCTGTAAGTGGTGCTGGTTCTAACGCTGCATTAGTTGGCAACAGCTTAATGGGGCATGAAGCAGTTTGGACAGCAAACATTCCAACAATTACGGGAACTAATATCCACGCTGACGCTGTTTTAACTGGCGGTGCTGCTGACGTTGATCTTGGTTCTGGCTTTGTTTCGGATTGTATGTTTTACGGTGACTGGTCACAGTTATTTTGGGCACAATGGGGCGGGCTTTCGCTCACGATTGATCCATTTAGCGGAGCGTCTGCTGGGACTGTTAAGATTGTTGCAGACCAATATTTCGACGTAGGATTACGTCATGCTGGGGCAATTGGTTACATGCTTGCTGCTAACGCAACTGTATTAGGTGCTGACACCTAATTTGTAAACAACAATACATAAAGAAAGGGTGGGTTTTTGCTCACCCTTTTTTATTTTTACAAAAAAAGAACATGGAATTTTTAAGTAATAATTGGCTTGAATTAGTTGTTGCTGTTATGGCTTTAGCAAAAGTTGTTGTAAACCTTACGCCAAGCGTAAAAGATGACGCGATTTTTGGGATTGTTGATAGAGTAATAAATGCGATTATCAAGCCAGTAAAAAAAAAATAGAAAATGATTGTAAGCGTAGAAAATGCTGCTGCTGCAAATTATGCAACTGTAATACCAACTAGCGAATTAAAAAATCATCTAAGAGTTACAACTTCAGATGATGACGCTTTAATAAATTCTTACAGAACCGCAGCGTGTCAATTTGTAGAAAATTATTGCAACACTAGGTTGACAAGTCAAAGTGTTTATTTTTACGCACGATCATTTGGTGCAATTGCAGAATTTCCTATTTCACCAGTTATTAGTGTTGCAGCGGTAGAATATAAAACGTCACAATCTGGTTCTTACATTTCTTATAATTCGTCAAATTATTATGTTGAAAGTGCAAGAATGCCAGCTTTAATAAAATTCATAACAGCGCCAAGTGTAGATAATAACGCTTTAGCGCCTATAAGAATAACTGCAACTTGTGGTTATGCTACTACTCCAGAACCTTTAGTTCAAGCTGTACGTTTATTAGTAGCTCATTTTTACGAAAATAGACAAGCAGCGGAAGTTGGTAACGTGCGTGAAATTCCGCTTGGTATAAAATCTTTAATGAATACTTACAGAAGTATAAGCTT